GGGGAAACCCCCCTGCACCTAATTGAATTCATCATCCTAGATTGACTATATGTTACCGCCTCCATACCTCGTGAGTCCTACATACGTTGAACTTAGAAAAGCCGTACTGTAAGCTGTCGTGAACTTTGAAAATCCGACTATGCTGAGCCATACATTTTTCGTATCTATTTTGATGTGACCCGATCCGTGTCCCCCCAAAAACACACCCAAAATGATTATTTCTAAACAATTTACTCGCACTACCAGAAATTAATTTGATCATATAAGTTTTAAACTCGTCAAATTAAAATACAGGCTCTAGTTATAGATTGTTTGTCATACATCATCGACCCCAAACCGCACCGAATTAACCTATTCTTATGCCCACTCGACCTAACTTCGCTCCTCTTCGTAGACGACAATTTGTCGCCCTTACATAAAATACAAAATTCCAAAAATATACTATCTTTCTTCTATTTTCTTATCCCACTTCGCAGGAATCCCCCCCTGTGCCTACTATTCAATTCGTAGCAGTGCGTTAAACCTTATGAAGGGTAGATACATGTTAGTGTTCCGTGGTTTGGTACCCACCGTTCAGGCTGACCTCTCATCTATGCACACCGAACTTAAATAACACCTTTGATTGACTCGATGGAAAAGTTTCTCGTGATTCAAACCCGCTTCTAGAACTCTCTAATTCACTTTGTGGACATATGGTAATCGACTGCCATTTTAGATACATGTAAGTTGAAAGTTGCGCGCCAGTAATCTAGTATCCCTAACCCGCGTTAGTGGATTTGAAACGTAGCTACAACCCTAGCTTTATTTCTTGGCATCATTTGTAATTCTTTGAGTAATCGGAAAAACTATTAATTGAATATCAGGACCCCGTCAGAGCGTATCTCTGTGACTCCATTGAAAGAATGTGACATTACGGAAAGACGTGCGCCGGAGCTCGAGAAGCCCAAACCCCAGAGCCCAAACAATTATAGATTTCACACCCATAGTTTTCCCAAAGTTCCCACCAAGTTTTTACCAAAATTTCCAATAGCTTTAAAATGAATCCTCTTAAGTTGAAATCCATTGTTCCCACGCCCTACAATCCCGCTGAGGATGTCAATGCTTGCATTGCACGCCTCACCAAAACCGCAGCCGCCCGCAAAGCCGACGAAACTGATTGCCCTCCGCAGAAATCTTACAAAGGACCGCATTCAGAAAGCAAACGTCGACTTATAAACAGGCAACACCTGTTTGCAGGCCGCATTTTCACCCTCGCAAAGGAGTTCAATGGAAAACCTATTCCATTGTTCGAGAAAACCACACACCTCTTCAACATGAAAATCAAGTTCCATGGAGTTGATCTTACTCTTAAGTTCTCCAACATGGACTCTTGGACCGACGCATACGTGCGTCGGCTCAAGAAGTTTGAAGATCTCGCCGCCGAACCACCGAAACAAGAGTTTCAAGCCGGTCCTGTAGGCATGCTTTTCGGAGCTGCTCTCGGGGCCATGGGACTCACCGGCGCGATCCTCAAGTCAGCGTTGGCTGGTTTCTCGCGCTCCTTTGCCGCCCAAGCTGCATCATCACTCTGCGCCATTGCGATTCTTTTGAAATCGCCCGACAACTTCTGTGCTACCCAAGCCATGACCATTCTCCTCGTTAATCTCGGAGCTAGTCTTGACATCATGGGACGTATTGTCTGGCCAGTGATCACTGGAGGCATGGTCTTCCAAGCGGACGCCCCGTTCTCTTGGGTTCCTGCCGCTGTTGCAGCAACCCTCTCCCTCATCCTTGGCGCCAACTCGATTTCCAACTACTTTGGAATTTTCGAGAAGGCCACCGCCATGGGTTACACAATGGGCACCATCACTGGTGTTCACCGTATTGCCCAAGATTGCGTCAAGGAACTCCTCCCCTTCATCTACAAGATTGTAACAGGCCGTGATTGGAACGTCGAGACTATTCTCGCCAATTTCGCGTCTTATCAATCTTTTGTCCAAGCTGTTGACGAATTCGAACTCGTCAGTGTCGACGACTTGTCAAACAATCCCGACTCTCAACGTCAGGTTTATCAGTTTGGCACCCAACTCCGACAACTCTACGAAGAGTCTGATCGTTTGAAGTTGCGCACCACCCTTACCCCGGTGCTTGCGACTTACGCGAGAAAGATCCACGAGTGGACCAAGGTTACCGAAGCTAGTGGCATGGCTAAGTGCGGATTCCGCGCAGAACCCATGGCTATCTTTATCAGCGGTACCTCAGGAGTTGGCAAATCTTTCGCAGTAGACAACTTTCTGCGCGAAATGTTTGGCGACGACATTCCTTGGACAGGACACGATGGAGAGACATTGAAGAATCACATCTTCTGCCGCAACGCCAGCATCCCACATTGGGACGGCTACACGGGTCAATTTGCGACCCTGTACGACGATTTTGGCCAGGTCACAGACTCAGCTTCTGCCAAGAATCCTGAGTTTTACGAAATGATCATGGCAGCTGGCTGCAACCCTTGGCCCGTCCCCATGGCGGAGTGCCAAGAGAAGAAAAAAGGATTCTTCAGAAGCCGCGTTATCATCGCGACTTCGAACATGTCCACATTCAGTCCAACCCGCATCAAGTCCATCCAACATGCCGAAGCTCTCGCTCGGCGATGGGATCTCCACGTGACGATGTTCAAACGAGATGATGGCACCTGCTACTTCAAAATTAATCGCGACAACGCGGTTCTTGAAGAGGAGATGTCCATGGAACAAATCATCAACATTGGCCGAGGCATCTACGCCCGCAAGAAGATGGAGTACCAAGCTCGTTTGGAAGCTTCGCGCAACACCCACCAGACTGTCCCTCATGTCTGTGTTGCCGAGTTCCTCGCCACTGTCGCAGTTCCCGCCCACTTGGCTGGCACAGCGATGCAGAACGCACGACCATCTCACGACGCAACCGCGCCCAACCACAAATACTGTCACGAGTCTCTGCCTTGTCGCTCTGAGCGCCAAGAACACCAGGGCCTTTGGGACTGGTGGAAAGGAACAACAACGCGAGAGGACGGAACTGTCTGCTTCAAGCGAGAACTCACTGCCAGCGCCTATTTGTGGGACCCCAGAATCATCGACGGAATCCACAGACAAGAGGACGCGATCAGAGGCTTTCACAATGACATCCGAGCAGCAATCGAAACCTACGGGCTTCACAATCCTTTGTACATCAACGAGGATCTGGTCCCATTCGTTCGATTTAGCGAGCAGCTTGTCCTCGAAGAGTTCATCGATATGGCTTACTTCCACGGAGAAGGCGTTCGCCCACTCATTGATCAAGCCTGGTTCACCCGGTTGTTTGACTACATCCCGGAGCTGAGAGATCTCAAACTCAATGTCAACGTCCACCCAGAGGATGTTGACGAGTTTGATCGAATCACAGCCGCGAGTCGCTACGACGCAGTCGAAGCAGGATTTGCAAGTCCGCCGGAACGCACACTGTGCTACACACAAAGGCTTTGGTCGATGCTCTCCGACACGCTCGATAGGATCAAGGGATTCTTCAGCAATCTGTGGACAAAGGTCAAAGACATTGTTCGCGCGAACCCTTGGATTATCGACGTGGTCGTTCGCCTTGTCCTCGCAATCATCATCTCTGCAGTTATGTGGTGCATGAACGCAGGACCCTTCGCAGATTTTGATCTGAAGGCCGACCCATCGGAGATGATCAACGACGAGTGGAAGAAGAAGTATGTCGACCTGGCAAACAAGTCAGGCAACAAGATGAACTTCGAATCCTTCTCCGAAAAAGGTGGTCAGCGATCCATGAAAGGACGAACAACCCGAATGAACTTCGAGTCGCGAGACGAGAAAGGAGGACAGAAGTCCAACAAGATGGTTCGAATGCAATTCGAGTCAGGTCTCACTATCCAGACCATGAGGATTGGCAAGATGTCTTTTGACTTTCTCAGGATTCACCCAGAGATCACCAAGGCAGTCCAGAACGGCGAGCCATGGGCAAAACAAGCCCTGAAAGATGCTCATCTGGAGTACTGTGAAGTGATCACCCGCGTCTTGGAGGAGAACCCCACGATGACCGAGTTGAACCCGAAGATGAACGAGTGCGTTAAAGAAATGTACCGTACGCTTGTGAAGGAGCAAGAGCTCACTGAGCAGACCGTCGTTGAGACCCTCTGCCCCAACCTCGAAGAGGTTGGACAAGCGTTTTCCGCCTTCGAGAGAAGCAAGAAAGTCAAGACGGCAATGTTTGAGGCCATTCTGAGCGATTACAAGATCCCCAGTGAGGTCCAACAGTTCCAAGGTTCTGCAGATCAGAACGCTGATGGAATTGCGAAAAAGATTTCTTACAATCTTTGCGACATCTCGCCAGATGGCGGTTTTGCCATCTCGAAGATCTTCTTCTACTCAGGTCGAAAGGGCTGGGTCAACAAGCACGCATGGGCAATTCTTAAGACATCAATGTTTGTCTCGCTCCAGCGCGTCCTCCGAAATGGCACGACTATCAAGACCGCGTTTTGCGTCAAAGATCTCGTCGTTGTCGAACATCCATCAGTGGACATCTGCTTGATCCAATTCCCACAGACCTTGAGCCCGTTCGCCCATGTCCTTGACTTCATTGCCCGGGACTCAGACATGGCCTTCCAAACACTTCCGGGTGGCCGAATTGTCACTCGACGAAGTGGACAAGATCTCTGGATCCAAGCCGCGCGACCCCGCAGACTTTCATCAGCCTACGACACCCCCACTGGACCTCAATCAGCCTTCACAGGTATTGAGTACGACCACATGCACACCGAGTTTGGCGACTGCGGTTCCCCATTTATGGCCCTTGATCCCACAAAACAACGAAAGATCATGGGTTTCCACATGATGGGAAACACAGTCGGCACCGGCACATCGGTGATCGTCACTCAAGAGATCCTCCAGGATATGGAGAGCAACTCCAAGTTCATCCCGGAGTTGGTCGTCCAGGCTCAGGAATTCCAGAGCAACCCGGATCCAATGGTCCACAACCCCCTCGGAACGATGGAGTGCAAATTCGCTCCAACCAACACAAAGGTCCGTCGATCGGTCATTCACGGAATGGTGAGTGAACCAATCACACGCCCAGCCATTCTGCGCCCTACCAACGGCGTCAACCCCATGGAACGCGGCCTGAACGAAATGCAACGTTTCAAGCCCGCCATCCCGATGGACTTCGTCAATGAAGTTCAAGGTGCCCTAACTCGGTACATTTCGGGAGAAGCCGTCAACGCGCGAACCCTCAGTTACGAGGAAGCCATTAGCGGCCGTGGGATCGAAGGTTTGGAACCGGTCGACAGGTCGAAATCCGCCGGACTCCCGCTCTGTAACGAGCCTGGAGTCAAAGGGAAAACGAAATGGATCACAGAGGAACACCTCCCAACACCGGAGCTCACCCAGATGCTCGATGACTTCGTGGCTGAAGTCAAGAGTGGTGTGCTCACTCATCCTCCTTGCTTCAAGGACACTCTCAAAGACGAGCGCGTCAAGCTCGCAAAAGCGGACCCGAACGTGCCCGAAAAGATTAAGACGAGACTGTTTGCAGCCAGCCCAATGGTGCTGCTCATCATTCTTCGAGTCTACTTCGGCGCATTCTTTGCCCACTCAGTTATCAATCGCACCCGGAACACCCTTACATCAGGGACTGTTTGCCAGGGTGCCGATTGGGAGCAAATGGCAATGTGGCTCGCATCTGTGTCCACCAAGGTCGACGACGGTGACTACTCCTGTTTCGACTCCACACAACCCTCAGGCTTCCTTCTGGCCACGTTCAATGCTATCCGAACGTGGTACAATCTGAATGGAGGCACCAAGGAAGACGACATCATCCGCATGAAGTTAGCGGACCTCGTCATCCACCCATTCCACTGTGCGAACGGTACGATCTTTCGTGTCGAAGGCGGAAATCCTTCGGGAGTCTTCGGCACGACGGGCATTAATGGAGGCGTCAACATGGTCGCCTTCTACTATGCCTTCAAGCAGATCTACCCCATGTCCAACTGCACTGAATTTCTCGACAAAATCAG